GGTAGAGCGACGGACTGTTAATCCGTATGTCCAAGGTTCGAACCCTTGAAGAGCCGCCATGATTGGGAGGGCAAGACTCTCGATGAACTTCGGATGTCGTTTTGACAACAATGAAGCCCATAATCAATCTTTTTTTACTTTCCAATGGCGGAATAGGTAGACGCTTACAAAGTAAGACCATACTGGCGTTTACGCCAGTCTCGTGATTGAGTTATGCAAAGTGCAAATCTTTGCTTGGAAAGGTTATTTTTACAACACAGGTGTTTGGTTCTCAGCAAGAGCCTATGAGCACACTACTGTACTTAAATTTACGTTCGATTCGTGAAGCCTGCACATAAGAGTTAGCGCACTCTAAAAGCGTTCGACACAAATACGCCTGACGGGAGCGGCAAAGAATCCCGTCAAATTTTTATAAAAGGATGTGTTTTACATTACTGCAATCTCCAAGGAAGAGATGAATCTTTTGGTCAGCAAAGGAATTATTAAAAACAGTTCTCGCGGTTTTATTGATCGCAATGGCAATCTTGTCAGCTATTACAGGACTGTGAACAAAAGATATATTGGTGATAAATATGCCGGAATTGCCAAGAAGCTGAATAAGTAAGAAGGCGTCGCGATGGGTAAAAAGAAACTGAAAGGCGACGGGATCTTCTTTGCTGGCAAAGCTTCGGATGATGTTACCGGCTCTCAATACCTTATCCGTTTCGGTGATTGCCAGGTTCTATTGGAATGCGGTCTACATCAATCAGCAAGCAATGATTATCTGGACAGCTATAAAATCAATTCAGAGAAGTTTTCATTTAAACCTTCAGAACTTGATTATGTGTTTGTTGCCCATCCGCACATTGATCACTGCGGATTAATTCCGCGACTTGTCAAAGAAGGGTTCAATGGCAAGATTATTGCTACTGGTATTACGGCATCTGTAATGAAGCCTCTGTTGCTGAACTCCTGTTATATTTTGCAGGATGAAGCAAGAGTCCTTTCAAAACGCTACGGCAGAGAATATAAACCTCTGTATGAAGAAGCAGATGTTTATGCCGCATTGGATAAAATTTTTGAATATGATGATTATCACACATTGTATCGCTTGAGCGATACAGTAAGCTTTCAGTGGTTTCCAAATGCGCATTGTATAGGTGCGGCACAATTACAATTGGTTCTTAACCATGAAGGCAAAAAGAAAAAGATTCTGTACACTTCAGACTTAGGTGCTCTGCATACAAAAAATCATTATGTGATGAATACGGAGATTCCGCAAGATTATCATGACGTGGTTTTATGCGAATCTACTTATGGAGATCCAAAAAAAGCATCACATAAAAAACGATCTGACGATGTTGCTCATTTAAAGACAGCGATAGAAACAACTCTTGATAGAAAAGGCAGTGTGGTACTCCCCTGTTTCAGCTTCAGCAGAACGCAGGAAATATTAACTACGCTGTATGAATTGTTTGGAAACGATCATGAATTCAATACACAAATTATTGTTGACTCAAAATTAAGTTGTGAGATCAGCGCTTTATATGAGAAAATTCTGGACGGCGAAAATCTTGCAGAGTGGAAGAACGTTTACAGTTGGGATCATGTTAAATTTCTTTCAGAGAAAGAAGAATCAAAAGAAAACCTGAATGTCGGCAGGAGGCAAATTATTATATCTGCTTCTGGATTTTGTACAAACGGCAGAATTGTAAACTATCTGAAAAAATATATTCCTGATGAGAACAGTATGATTATCTTTACCGGATATACGGGAGACAATCCGTCTTATCTGTCTTATCGAATTAAGCATTACAGACGGCGTGACCAAATCAGTATTAATAAAGAACTGATCGCGAATCGTGCAGACTGTATAACATTATCGACTTTCAGCAGCCATGCAAGCCATGATGATCTTGTGGAGTATGGCAGCTCAATCAACTGTGGAAAACTTGTCCTTGTTCACGGGGAACAAAATGGCAAGAAAGCCCTTGCGGAGAAGCTGAAAGACGCTATATTTAAAAAAAATAAAACATATCGTGTCCTGTGTGCATTTAGGGGCATGATGATTCATCTATAGGAGGATCTTATGGCTGAGAAGAATACAGAAGATATTAAGGCCGTATTTAATCTGGCTCTGAGCGACCGCTTTGAACTTGAAGATTTGAATGAAAATCGGCATATTTATTTAAACTGCGAAGTTGATGAAGATGTGATTAATAATGCGGTCTATCATATTTTGCGGTTCAACCGTATTGATAAAAGCGTTCCGGTTGAAGAGCGGAAACCGATTATCATTTTTATCAATTCACCTGGCGGACAGGTAGTTGAAGGCTGGGCGCTGATCGACGCCATTACAAACAGCAAAACACCTGTATATACTGTTAATCTCGGTCAATGTGCATCAATGGCGTTTATGATTGCTATTGCCGGTCATAAGAGATATGCCATGCCGCATTCCGAGTATATGATGCACGCCGGATACTGCGGTGCGTTTGATGATTTGAATAAGGTTAAGGATCGCATTGACTTTGAGACCGGTGAAATGGAGCAGATGACTCGCCATTTTATTTTGACACATACAGATATGGAATCAGAATTTTATGACAAGAAATACCGTTGCGACTTTTACTTCCTGACTGATACCGCAAAATCACTTGGCGTCGTTGATTATGTGATTGGGCAGGATTGTGTTTTAGATGAAGTCATTTAAGGAGAAAGATTTTGGAATTCAAGCGAAACGAGAATGAGAATGAGGAACAGTTTCTCTGGCGGATCGGGCAGGCAAAAGATAACGGCGTAATCGATCTCGATTGGAGCGAAATTGCCGATATTATGAATGCCGAATTTCGTGCCGATGAATCCGAATACAGAAATGAATCTGCATACAGGAAGCCTTATCAATATTGTAAGCGCATGTATGAGGCAGGCGTGTTTAAGCAGTATGAGAAGGATTCTTATGTTGACGGGTTGATTGCCGCGAAGGATGAAGTCCGTAAAGAGAAGCAGAAATTATTTGATGAGCGTAAAGCTCTGAACAAAATTTCTCGCGAAAATGCAAGAGCGGAAGAAAACTTATTGAAGCTTGAAGAGTTGATCCGCGAAAATGGACAGAAGCATCTGCCCGAAGTACATTATAAAACTTTCGAATCAGGCAACGATTTAATTATAGCGTTGTCTGATTTTCATTTGGGAGCAGAATTTGATAATAGCTTTGGATTTTATAATTCAGATGTCGCTAAAAGTCGTTTGGTGAATTACTTAAATCGGATTATTGAAATTCAGAAAATTCATTCTGCCGAGAATGCTTATCTGTTTCTGTTGGGAGATTCGATAAGTGGAAATATTCACTGGACTACTCAGCTTGAAAACAGGGAGAATGTGATTGAACAGGTTCAGACCTGTGCAGAACTGATTTCTGATTTTACCTATGAGATCAGCAAGCATTTCAAGACAGTTAGTGTTGGTTCTGTGTCCGGCAATCATTCACGCCTCGGTCTTAAAGACCATGTGCTTAGAAATGAACGCTTAGATGACTTGATTGTATGGTATATGAAGGCGAAGCTTTCTCATATCAGCAATTTAGCATTCATCATTAATGGCATAGACGATACGATTGGGCATATATTGGTTCGAGGCAAATCATATTGCTATGTGCATGGCGATTATGATCAGTTTTCTGAGGCTGGGCTGTCCAAACTTGTCATGATGATAGGGTTTAAGCCTAATGCGGTATTCTATGGGCATATGCATCATTGCTCATATGATGATATTGCAGGAATCAAAATGATTCGTAGCGGAAGCTTTTGTGGTACTGGTGATGATTTTACAGTATCAAAACGAATTTATGGAGAACCACAGCAGATGGTTGTTGTGGTGAATGATAATGGCGTAATGGCATGTTATCCTGTTGACTTAAATGATAACGGAATAATTAGTTGAAATCGGAGGAAATAATGAACAGACAGGAAATGACGAGAACGATCTCGCGAAAGAGACATCTGCGAGACGGTATTGTCGGAGATATTATTGATGATTACATTGAGTTGTGCAGACAGAATCTTATCAATGGAGAGCCTGTTGTAATGCGCAACCTGGTAAAACTTGAGATTAGTGAACGGCATCCTCGATACGGCAGGAATCCAAAAACCGGAAAGGTTGAATACTTCCCTCTTCTCAAGGCGGTAAGATGCAAAACCAGCAAGCACCTTAAGAGAGAAATTAACGGTGTGTTTGAGACGAGCGAGGGTGAAGAAGAATGAAAAGACTTTATTGTGACACGATGATTGACCTTGCCGAATGGATGTTTGATGAAGCGTGTGACGGGAAGATTGTCGCATGTGTGTTTGATTATCATGATTCATGCGATTTACTTCATCATCTTATGAAATGCGGTCAGTTTGGTGCAATATCTCTTGATATTCACGCGCCTGAGTTTGACGATTATGATGGCGAATATATCATTACTTTAGACGATTGCGGCGAGGCTCTTTTTGTAGAACGTGCAAAAATCGGAGATCAGTATCTAAAATTCGAAGCAGATATTCTTGTAGCCGCTCCGTATGTCGGAAGTAAAATTATGAACAATAACTGCAATGAGTGTGGGTTAAATTTTGAAATCGTTATGTCAGATGATGATGAATTTTGCAAAAGCGACTGCGAATATTGTATCGATATTGTTGGTTGCCAGGAAGAATCCGAAAATTCAGTGCATGACGATGAAGAAGATCATGAAATTGAAGTAACCATTGATATCGACGGCGAATCCAGCGGTTCTAAAATATCTTTCGTTGACGCATTGATGCTTCTGCAAGATTGGTTGCTGATTTAAAGGTGGGGTGATCCTGTGCAGGAAGATTTTGATGTCAACGAAATAGCCACTTGTTGCAAATGTCATGAACAGCTCAGTCTTCGCAAAGAATTTTACAGAACGTATAGTCCGCTCTATACAAATAACGGATATATGCCAATCTGCAAATCATGCTTTAACAGGATCGCCGATGATTATTTAGTAAAATATGGCAGCAAGCAGGAAGCAACAAAGCGTATTTGTATGGCTTTTGACCTTTATTACAGCGACGATATCTTCAGCAAGGTCGAAGAGGAAGAGGACGCATGGGTTGGAAAGTATATGAAACGACTCAGTATGTCCCAATATCGAAAAAAGACTTTTGATACATCGCTTGATGAAGGCGTAAAAGTTGCCGGTGTTTTGTATAACAAAAAGGCGCGTAGTCTGCGTGACAAAATTCTTACCGAAGAAGCAATGAATCAGGCAAGCGCAGAAGATATCAGGAAGTGGGGCTATGGCTTCAAACCTGAAGATTATGCCGAGATGAACAGGCATTATGCACTGCTTAAGGCGGCTAACCCACGCGCTGACGGCAACCAGGAAAACTATATCATGGACTGCTGCCGAATCAAGATGCATCAACTGAAGGCTTCACGCGAAGGCGATATGGATGTCTTCCAGAAGATGACTGAGCTATACACAAAGAATTATAAAAACGGGAATCTGAAATCAGCCGGTGACAGCGCCATTGCGGAAGATTTTGTATATGGCGTTACGGTTGAACAGATTGAACAATATACTCCTGCGGAATATTACAAGGGCAAAGAGCTGTACCGCGATTTTGATAATATCGGCGACTACTTTATGCGTATGGTAGTAAGACCGCTCAAAAATATCCTTCTTGGTACAAAAGAGAAGGATTCTGAATATTATGTCAAGGACGAGGAAGAGTCCGGCGGCGGTGATGACGATGAGTGAGTCAATGCCTCGTAAGCATTACCGCAATCGCAATGCCGATGAACGTCAGGCAGAAATGTTTACGCATTTCCCGCCAGATACATTTCTGGGCGATGAGAAGAACGCGGATCATTTTATTCAATGGAATACATTCTTTCGCAGAAATTTTCATCGTTTCGCCATGGATTATCTTGGAATTAAGCTGTATTTATATCAGATTATTATTCTGTATCTGATGGGGCTTAATTCCTTCTTTGTGATTATTGCAAGCCGAGCAGACGCAAAGTCATTCATTGTTGCTCTCGGCGCGTGTATCTACTGCATCCTTTATCCGAACTCAATGGTTGTTATTGCATCAGGGACTAAGAAGCAGGCAAAATTACTTGTTTCAGAAAAGATAGAAAAAGAGCTGATGAAAATGTCAGCTCCATTGCGAAAGGAAATTCGCAAAGTAAAAGATAACCAGAATGAGGTTATTGTAGAATTTAAAAATGGGAGCACCATTACTGTTGTTGCTCCTGGTGACGGTGGTCGTGGATATCGTTCTACCGTTCTAGTCCGTGAAGAGTTCAGGCAGATTAAGAAAGCAGACGAAGACAGTGTTCTGTCTCCTTATCAGATCGTGCGCCAAGTTCCTTATATGAAGGATGAATATTATTCAAACGTTTCTGAATTACAAGAAGAACCGCTTGATATATATATCAGTTCATCATGGATTGACAATGGCACTTCGTGGTTGTGGTCAACGGTTGATCAGGCTTGCGATGAAATGTTCAAAGGAAAAGATTCATGTTTACTGGCGTTTGACGAATCTGTATCAATCCGTCATAAGATTAAGACGATGAGATACTTCCAGCGTGAGAAAAAGAAACAAGACCAGGTGACATGGGACACGGAATTTATGAACTTCCGCATCAAAGAGAACACGTCGGCTTACTTCACCTATGCGATGCTGGAAGACAACCAGCGGTGCAAGCGCCCGTGGTATCCGAGAACCACCATGGATTACAGAGCAGGCCGGAAGAATCCTTACGACATTCAGAAGCAACAGGGAGAGATCCGTGTTGTGGCATGCGATATGGCGTTTGTGGAAAACAAGAAGAACGACAACTCCATCTTTAGCTGTATTCGCGCACTGCCAGAGAGTCATCACTATGACAACAATATCAATGGCGATGTGGAAATCAGCAAAGGATACAGAAGGATTCCGTGCTATATGGAGTCGATTCAGGGCGGAGATACCGTGCGGCAGGCAATCAGAATCAGGCAACTGTTTGAGGATTTTGACGCGGACTATATATGTTTAGATACACGAAATGCTGGTAGAAATGCCGCTTAATATGGAAACATATTATGCTATTAGTGCGGAATAAAACTGGAAAGCTGAAATGCTAATCAGAGTGGAAGGCTGTATTTAAAAGTACGGTCACACGCAACGCATAGGAAGTGAAACTATTATATAGAATATAATCTTCCCAAGAGTCCGCACAACCTAATATTATGAGAGATTTGTTGGATAATTACCAACCACTCTTTTTGTTTATAGACGAGTTTAACGCTCGTCTTTTTACTTAAGCAGAAAGGGATGCGCAATGTTATTAAGTAAAACTGTTATACAAAAATGGAACTCTAAAAATAAAAAGAGATATATTGAGCTTGGGTATGCTTTTACTAAAATTAAAGATGAATTTGAAGTAAAAGTACACGATTTACCAAAATATAGCAGAGCTAAAGTTCTTATAAAATGTGATTATTGTGGAAAAGAAATTCTAAAAGAATGGATAAATTATAATAGCGAAATTGATAAAGGTATAATAATTAAAGATGCTTGCAGAGATTGTCAACATATAAAAGCGCAAGATGTAATGATAACAAAATATGGAACAGTACAACCAATGCATGTTGAAGCATTTAAGAATAAACAGATTAATACCAATATAAAGAAATATGGTTTTAAGAATGCATCATCGAGTGAAATAGTACGTGAGAAGGTTGCCGTTACAAATCTACAAAGATATGGCGGTATAGCTCCTACGGCATCCGATGAAGTCAAACAAAAGGTTGCTGAAACATGTATAAAAAAATATGGCGTAAAAAGTATCTTATCAATTTTAGATAAAAGTGGAAGCAATAATCCAAATTGGAATGGTGGCGCATCATATAATTATGAAGGCAGATTATCTAAAGAATGTATCAATTGGAAAAAATTAGTATATAAGTGTGATTGTTATACTTGCCAGTGTTGCGGAGCAAAAAATAAAAAAGGAAAACGTATAACATTAAATGCCCATCATATATTCAATTGGAATGATTATGAGAACTTAAGATATGATGTAAATAACGGAATTACATTTTGTGATGAATGTCACAGAAAATTTCATAAAATATATGGTAAAAGCTTTAATAATAAATCTCAACTCAACGAATTTATTCATAATAATGGTTAAAAGATATGCTGAACTAATAGGAATAAATAACTATTAGAAATAAAGGATAAAAAGCCTTTATGATAACATATTGATTTCTGTGTATGACTTATTAGCGAGAGTTATGTACGACGAGGAACGCGGAGTCGAATACTCCCCTCTTCGCTGTATGAACAATGAAGAAATCGCAAACCGAATCTATGTTGAAGGCGCGAATGAATGTCTGTATGCCGTTGTCGCATCACAAAAGCTGAACAGCGACATCGCTGTGGATTTCAGAAGAATGCTGACGGAGCAGAGAATCGACCTGCTGGTGAACTTTGAAAAAGCAAGCGAAGAAATACTTCCAAATATTAAAGAGTACATTGCTTCGCCAGATGCAGATACACAGCTTTTCTATGAGAGGCCATTCCTGGAAACACAGGAATTTATCAGCGAGACAACTGGGCTTGTATATGAGAAGAAGGCGCAGACGGGAGCAATTGTTATATCTGAGCAAGGCAACAATCGTAAAGACCGATATACAAGTATGAGCTATGGGTCATATTTCATTTCGCAATTGGAGCTTGATTTGCTGTCAAACGGAAATGAATATGATTATGTAACGTATATCAATTAGAAGGAAGGAGGGTGAGAATGCCCGAACAGAAAAAGTACAGCGGGAACAATCGTTCTCCTAAACGACCGCAAAACAATAATAATGCAAATCA